TCAGAGAAGGCCCCGCATTCCGGGCAGGGCACTTCGAAGACTCGCTGATCAGAGGCGGCATAGGCGCGCAAGACGTTGGACGTGGCATCATGGGTCGGAGTGCTGCCAAGGATGATCTTGCGATTGCCGAACGAGAGAGTCCGCCGCTCGGCCAGCGTTATCGGGCTGCCTTCCGCCGTGTTTTCCATGGCATCGCACTCGTCAATCAAGAGGATGCGGACGTTGTGGCGGCGAAGGTTGCGGGGGGCTTTGGCTGCCACGATCTTGAGACTTCCACCGGGGAAGCGACGGGATAGCAGGGTGTTTCGCCCGCTTTCGTCTGCCTCAGCCGACATTAGCCCGGCTATGCCCGGAGTCGCGTCAAAGATCGGTTCAAGGTCCGAGACCACATAGTCCCGGCAGTCCGCTTCGGTCGGCAGTAGCACCAGGATCGGCGAAGGTTCATTGGCCACGAAAGAGGCAACCGCGCCGGTCAGCAGAGTCGAGAAACCCACCCGCACGGGCTTGACCAGAGTCACCCGCTCAATTGCGGGATCGCTGATCGCGTCCGCAATTGCCCGCTGATAGGGCCAGAGCCGGACCGGGCCGGGCGTTGCGCTGACCCCTTCCGGCAGCCGCATGGCCGACTCCATCCACTCCGACAACTTCAAGCGCGGCGGAGGCATCAGGGCGGCAAGAGCCGTGCGGCGAGCAAGTTCAATCGCTTCCATCTTCGGACTCCGACAGATCATTCAATGTAGCCCGAACTTCCAAATCGATCTCCGACAGGTCATGCGGCGTGAGATGCCCCAGTCGGCTGCCCACCCGTGAAGGCAGGGCCAGCAACCCTGCCCGGACTCCCCGCAACACTCCGGCCCATTCCCGCGCCACGTCAGAAGCGGGGATCAGATCGCCACGGGCAGCGGCGTTTGCCCGTTCGGCCTTCTCTGCCAAAGCCGTCGCCAGGCGCAGCTTCTCGGCTGCCATGGCGTCACCGCCCTTGGAAGCCTGTCCCTTTTTTGTGAGGGCTTCCCGTAAAGCGTGCGCATAACTGCGAACGGCTTCCCGCCGGTCATAGGCCGCCTTGCCCGTCCGTTTCAGGATTCCGTCGCGGGTCAGGGTCCGAATTCGGTTGGCAGTCAGCCCCAGCAAATCGGCCAGTTCGGTTTCGCTGATTTGGGTGCCGGGGGCAGGGGATGGATTTGGATTGATCGGGTCGCCCAGAAGTTCCGCCAAGGGGTCATCCGCCCCAGATGGATGTGAATCAATTTTCGATTTGGATTTCATAGGCTGATCTTTTGCGGTCTGTGTCCCCCGCAAACCGGCCCCACCGGGGAGGACCCGTGGCAATTCAACCTCAGTCGATGTGCTATCGTATTCCATCTTCGCCCTTACCCAATCAAGTCGGCCAGAGGATCAGCATCCGGGCTGATACAGGGCGGGACATTGGGGCACCCCTTAAGGGGTGTGCCCAAGTGTGTCCCCACGCCTGTCCCATCAAGCCGTGCAGCCGTGTCACCGGGACATTCCGCTTTGTCCCCGTCATGTCCCGTTTGTCCCGCCGCATCGAAGCCGGTCAGATTGTTGAGAAAACAGAGCGATTCACCGGTTTCGCTTGCCGCAATTCGGGACAAAAGCCCATGTCCCGCCAATGTCTCAACGGCCCTTCGGAAGGCCTTCAGCCGTGAATGTCGGGTTGCGGCGTCGGAAATTGATCCAGGCTCAACGCAAGCTTCCTGCCATTCGATCTCGGGAACGTAGATGCGTTTGTCTTCATCTTCGCCAAGCGCTGCGATGGTCTGCAACTCGGACAGTATGCGCGCCGCTGCCGCTTCGCTTGGGGTCAGCTTCACCCGCATTGGGTCGGCTGACAGTTCCCGGCAGCGGGGCAGGGTGATCGTGTCGCCGTCTTCGTCAGTCCCGCCGTCTTCGGTCGCGATGCTGAAGGCGATATCCAGGCTGCAAGAGCCGTTGCGGTTCTTTGTCAGCTTCGCCCGAACTATCCCGGACTCGTCATCCCGCTTCACATGCAAGGCAACGTCTAGGGCGCCGTTAAGGATCGAGTGGCCGCGCGGCGTTCCGGTCTCGGCTTTGGTATCGTGATGCACCAGCACCACGGCAGCGCCGCCCTCTGCCAGCTTCCGCGCGACGGCCACCACGTTGCCCATAGCCTCGGCGCTGTTTTCCTCCAGGCCGGGGAAGGCCATGGCCAGCGTGTCTATGAAGACGATAGACGGCTTGCGGGTTTTGATCGCCTCAAGCAGCGCCGTCAGGTCCGGGGAGTCAAGGTGTAGGTTGCTGACGCCCTCCACAAGCTGGAAGCCTTGCGCGTCCCCGTAGGCAGCCTTCAGGGCGCGCACTCGGCCCCTCATGCCGTGCGGGTCTTCTGCCGCGACATAGAAGGCCCCACCTGTCCGGACACGCTGCCCGAAGGCTTCCCGCCCCTGTGCCACGGCATACGCTAGAAACGGGGCCAGAAGGGACTTGCCAGCGCCGGGCGCACCGAAGATGCACCCCACGTCGCCGGGTGCAATCAGGCCCTTAATGACGTAGCCCCGCGACGGGGAAGCTTCACAGTCTGCCGGGCTAAGGAACGTCAGCCGGGAAGGCGCAGCGGGCAGGGTTTCGGCTTCACCAGTCCAGCCCCATTCCTTCGCAATCTGGAATAGCGTCCCGATGCCCGTGCCAGTCCGCTTGAAGCTTTTCCAGGTCTGCCGCTGGGCTTTCTCGGAATACTTGTCAGGGCAGCGGCGCGACCAGGCGCACCAGAGGCGAAAGCCTTCGGCAGCATGTTCCGCTGCCCCGCTGGAAACGTCCTTAAGGGCCATGCCGATCTTCAGCCATGTTTCCCGATCGGAAGCGTCTTTCACCTTCCCAAGCGCCTTGATGATCCGGGGCCAGTCGGGGTCAGGCTTGGCCCAATCCCAATCGTCTTCGGTTTCCTCAGCCGCCGGGCGGGCATCCTGCCGGAAGTGCAGCGTTGGGCCGACTCCGAGATCCACCAGTTCGCGGACAATCGGGCGTTGCCAGCGGTAGGGCTGCCCGGTGTCCGGATGGATCGAGGGCGGCAGTACGGCCTGCTTACCAGTACCGAAAAGTTCTATTTCCCAACCGTAGCCTTTGGCCAACTTTTCGGATCGAAGCGGGGTAGGGCTGAAAAAGTAGAAGTGACGGCCTGTCCCGCTGCCGCTGATCACGGTCGGTAGCGCTTCCAAGGTCGGCACCAGCCGCCGGACAGCGGCCCAAGCCTCTGGACCCGCCTCAGGCTTACGAATGTCCAGGTCGATCAAGTGCAGGTAGCCCGCCGGTGTCAGCGACGGTTCACCGAGTCGGATGCCAACGTTTGCGCCGGGAATGTGCTGCCGTTCTAGGTCGGCGCGCGATGCCTTTGGGGCTGTAGACCAGCCTTCGGCAATCGGTCGCTTTTCGCGCGGTTGCAGCCAATGCAGCGCGGCGCCCATCTCCAGAAGATCGGCTGAAGCTTTATCAATCGGGAAGCTTGTGGATGCATCGGGATTAATGTTGATCCCAAGCAAATCGGATAAGGGATCATTATTGGCTTGCGTTGAAAAGCCACGGGTGTTAGTTTGCTGGTACTCCAACGTTTCATCTCCAATTGAAGGCTCGCGGTTCCAGTCGCGGGCCTTCGTTTCATCCAATAGACATCATGCCATAATTCAGCCGATGAGTCATCGGTGATAGTTAAATGTGCTGCAATTTGTTATTTGGTTATTGGATGACTTTTGAATCGAGATAGTCGCTATACCAATCCATCATCTTCCGTCGCTCATCAATATAAAGCGCGGCGTTGTATGCGGACCTGACCTCATTCGCAGGGACGTGCGCAAGCTGCCTCTCGATCGCATCCGCGCGCCACAGGCCCGACTCGTTCAAGATGGTTGACGCGGTAGCCCGGAAGCCATGCACCGATGCGCGAGAGTGGTATCCCAGCCGGTAAAGCCCATAGATCAGTGTGTTCTCCGATATGGGCTTGTGTCCGGACTGACCCGGCAACACCCATTCTAGGCCGCAGGCAAGTTCCTTCAGTTCCTTGAACATGGCCTTCACCTGCGGCGACAGAGGAACGATATGCTCTTTTCGCATCTTCATTCGATCGCCGGGAATGCGCCAAGTGTCGCCTTCGATCTCGGCCCAAGTCGCAAACCGCAGTTCAGATGACCGCACGAACGTATGCGTTATGATCCTAAGCCCGATCGCGGTTGCGGGATCTCCGCTGTAGGTAGCAAGGCCCTTGAAGAACTCCGCAAGCTGCCCTTCTTTCAAGGCTGCCCGGTGTTGCTGGCGGGGGGCGGACTTCATGGCACCGGCGAGAGGCGCGGCGGGGTCTGAAGTGGCCCAACCGTTTGCAACCGCGAACCGGAAGACCGCGCTTAGGGTCTGCCGAAGTCGCTTGGCCATCTCCAGCGCATTGCGCGCCTCTACCTTTTGGAGAAGTCCCAGAACTTCTGCCGGTGTGATCGACCCCACGTCGCGGTCGCTGATGGTCGGGAAGATATCGGAGTCTAGCCTAGCCCAGATGCGGGCAGCGTAGCCGCTCACCCACTGGGCCTCGCGGGCGTTGAACCAATCAAGGGCGGCATCCTTGAACGGCTTGATATGCGCCGCATTGGCGCCTTCTTTCGCTGCCGGGTCTATGCCCGCTGCCAGCTTGTCCTTCAGTTCGGCTGCCTTGAGGCGCGCGGTTGCAAGTGAGACGTCGGGGTAGGGGCCAAAGGACGCCGTTCGCTGTTTTGCGTTGAAGCGATAGTTCATTCGCCACAC